TGCAGCCGCAGTAGCCTTATCCATTGCTGCCTTCACCGCGCTCGGTGTTGCAGCTTCCGTTGTGCTGGTGCTGTTTGTGGTACTGTTAAGCTTCACAATCCCTTTCTGCGCCAGCGTACCGTCAGGGATACTGGTTATCTGATTCCAGCCATGAGTATGACTGGTGGCGGCTTTGCTATTTGCCAGGTCATATGCGGTTTTTACTGCTTTTGGTGTGGCCGCTTTGGTTTCATCATCGCTATTAGTTGCATTACTCAGTTGCGTGAAACCTTTCTGCGTCAGTGTTGCATCAGGATGATTTCGTGATTGCTGATGTGCTTTCAGCGTGTCATCGACATATTCCCTGGTTGCCATAACAACTGAAGGATCTATCAACAGCGTCACCACATCCGCATTTGTCACTTCCATCACTGCGCGTATAACAATTTGCTTACTGGCACCTGCAGGTAATTGTGGTTTATAGGTTTCAGGGAATTTACCAATAGCGACCAGCGTGCCGTCGGTATCCAGCAACCCAACTTCGCGAACATACCAGCCTCCAACCTCTTCGGGAATAATCGCTTCTGCGATAACCCAGGCCGGATTATCTGGCGCAATTTTTAATGTATTGAGCTGACCACGCCAGACCTCATGGACTACTTTGGTCTGGATTTCTGTCGGTTCGATATATTTACCGTTGCCATCGCCAACTACCATAGTTTGCAGACGGATCTGTTTTTGCTCCGCCAGTGCTGAGGCAATTTGGGTTTTGCCTGCAGCAGTTAATATTGTAAAAAATTCACTTGCCATTATTACTCCGGGTATACAGACATTATTTCGGTGCTCCAGTATCCTGTACCGATTTTCATCAGTTGGGATTGTGTAAGGCGATCAGGTCGATAAGGTAGTAGTTGGATATATTCCTCTACACAATAACCTGTCGCTAAAAATATTCTTGATGATTGGCTGATACTTTCTGCAACAGGAGGCAATACTGTAATGATTTCCCCTCCTTGCATGGCACTGCCAATAACTGGTATTGAGCTTTGATTAATAAGCCAAATAACAATACTTTCCAGTTTTGAACGAACATTTTTATATTCATGAATTAATGTGATAAGTGCATTAAATTCATCTTCATTTAACCCTTTTTCCTCTAGTGTAATATCAACCTTAAAAAAATAAGCTTTCCCGCCATATTCAAACCATTCGGTAATAGTTCCAGGCAATGAGAGTATTTCCAGTACTCGCCGTACCGCCCAAACTGTTCCTTTATATTTATGTAACTCAATGGCTTGCTTAATTAACTCACGCTTCTCTTGTTCATCAGTAGTAAATAACCAACCTTCCAGCCCCTGAACGTGGAATTGTTCTGCAAGGGCAGGTAATGCCGAAGCATCAACCAGGTCGACCAGGTATATCATTAATGCCGTCAGATCGAGTTGCGCAAAACGTTCGGCGGCGATATTTGCCAGAGTTGAAAAACGCTCATCGCTGGCAAGCGGCGGCGGTGGCAGCAATTTATCCATCGCTGACTCCGGCAATCGTGACGTCTATTACAGTGCATTCCGCCCATTCATGCGCCTGCAAAATACGTTTTGTAGGCATGTTCAGCACAACGTCATAGACGCCATCGACTTGTAACACTTTGATTATCTGGTTTGGCACAATGTCCTGCCCCAGATGTTTCTGCCGCTGTTGCGTCCAGAGGCTAATCGCTTTACGCGCCGCAGCCAGTGTTGTCTCCTGATCGGCGGTGGTAAACAGCGTTAGCTGCGCACGAATTTCATACGGCACCCTAAGAGCACATTTCGCACTTACTTTGTCAGTCAGCGGACGTTTTTTCTCTTTACTCACTTCTTGTTCAATTTGCGCGAGTAGCTCGGTTCCCGGCAGACCATTCAGGGTTAGCGGGTAGAGCTCGACGCAGCCTTCTGGCAACCCTTCATCTGGCCCCAGTACTGCAACGTCAATAATTGACTGGCTAACCGAAAGTGTATGAAAGCGATATGCGCCATAGCTGCCGGCATTACTGAAGCTTTCTGGCGCCAGTTGTATACGCTGGCGTAGTGCATCATCGTTCTCTTCACCGCAACCGCCGGTTGTGGGAGTCAGATTAGTCACGTTGATATCGTAATAACCGATCCTGTCAACAAGGGCACTAATCTGTGCAGGCTGCCAGCCATTGCCCTGTTCACCTGCTGCGAGGCTGGTGGCCGGAACGGCGATATGCAAACTCCTGGCCGGAAGCAGAACATCTTCATCGGTGGCGAACATCACGCTGTCAGAGGCACTGGCCCGCGTCCCCTGGGGAATCAGGATATTGCTGGTATACGCACTGACGACCGAAAACTGCAACGTCGTTTTTGCCGATTGTGCAGGTAAACGGTGAACACCCACCAGCTCCCCTAAATAATCCAACATTGGTGCGCGGGAATACGCGACCAGGTTTTGTTTCGCCGCTTCCTGAATGGCGATGCGCACAAGGTTTTCACGATAGGCAAACAGGTCGATGAGTAACCGTTCGGCCTGTGCCGGATAGAGTTTTTTACCGCTGGCATCTTCGTATTGCGCAATCATCTCGCTGGTAATTTGCGCAGGATCGCGGTCAATAAAATCGGGTTCGGCTATCGCCATAACACCTCCGTTGAGTTGATTACGCCGTCAGCGGCGCGCCATTGCACACGTAACGTCAGATGTTCACCGTCGATTATCGGTGCTACCTTCAGCAACCGACATCGCGGTTCCCACTGGCGGATGGCTTCCACCGACTCCCGTACCACATGCGGGATTGCCCGCTCGATGGGGTAATCGATGTAGTGCCACAAGTTGCTGCCAAACAGCGGTCTGTGGGGATCACTGCCGCGCGGCGTGCGCAGAATGATGTGTATTGCCTGGTGAATATCATCCAGTCCGCAGACGTATTCTTCAGGCCGCTGCAAGGCGGGTTGCCAGTGCAGCGTTGAGGGGCGTGTTTTTGTGTTCATGTGCTTATTTTCGCCCTGAACGGACAGTGGGGATATTAAAGCGATTTAGAAAACTGATTGATTAAAAAGAGAAAACCCGCCATCAGGCGGGTTAAAAGCTAGTGTGAATGGTGATTTGAGTTACCACCGCTATCCTGCAATGTGCCGCTGGCCTGAACGTTACCAATCACATTGACATTGCCAGTTATCGTGGCGGCGTTACCGATGCCTCCACTTCCTGCCATGCCACCCAGCCAGGTGAGTTTTTTCATTACTGTGACGTTACCAGTAAAGGTGCTCATGGGCGCATCTACCGTCACTGTCGCCGCTTTAATATCGACGGTATCGGAAGTCACGGTGACCTGTTGGGCTTTAACCTCAACGTTGGGTGATGTCAGGTTAGTATGGTCAATAACCTCAATCACGATTTTCTCAATACCGCCGTTAATCGTAAGCTGGTGTGTGCTGCGGTCATATTCAAACGCTGCGCCATCAGAAAACTGGACGTAACGTTTATCTCGCGAGGCCACAGGCGCGGTGTCAACCGTAGAATAAACGGCCCCAAGTACCACGCCATCTTCGCCGTTGTCGTCCAGCAGAACTTCCACCTGCTCACCCATATCCGGTAGCCAGTAGTCTTTATTGTCCTGGGAATTACGTTGAAGTACCGCAAGCCAGTTACTCTTCAGATTGTCGCACTCTGGCAGTGTGACTCGCACCCGAACGCTGGTTTCGTCAATATCGCTGATAATCCCCGTTTGCCGGGTTACTCCCTTCATAGTGCCTCCTTACTGGCTGGTTGCTGGCCCGCGCGAAACGTCGATTTCAGTGGTATAGCCGCTGCGCACAAAACTGTGAGTAGATTTATCAATCAGCCATTGTCCAGAAAGAATACCAAAATCAATGAGTTCGATTTTATTGCCTGCTGTCAGTTCCGGGCAGCCCATCATCCTGAGTGTTCCGGTTTGCTGATATTCGTTGTGGCTGTCGAGTGCAGCGTTGGCCTTTGCCTGTGCCGCGCCAACATCCGTCGCCCGGCTGTTGAGTTTCAACGTGTCGGCACTGGTGCCGACTCCACGGGCTGACGGTTTTTGCTGGCTGTCGTGAGTGTAGATAACCAGTTCTTTTTTCTTACTATTTTGATGCTGTACGGTGGCGTTCTTGTAGATGCGATTAATGGTGTCTTTGAAGGTAAAGTGCGAAACCTCTTTACGGTCGATGGTTTTCACTGGCGCCAGGCAGCGTAGTGTCGGCAGATGTGAAAAAATCAGCTCTTTTGTCGTCACTTTCACGGCATAGCCATATTCGCTGGCCAGACGCTTGAGAAATCCAACATCGGTTTCGCCGTACTGTGTCACCCGGTCAATCGCCAGTGGCTCGATTTTGCCCACCAGCTTCAGACCGTGAGTTTGCGCGATACGACTGGCGATGGCCGAAAGCGTCGTTTCTTCAAAGCCCTGACTGTTACGGGTACGCAGCGCCTGATTGACGGAAGTGGCAATGCCATCAATATTTACCGTGGAAGGTGGTGCTGAAATATCAATTTTATCAATAACATACTGACCGCAATCGAGGAGCGTCTCCCCCTGATAACCCATATGTAGCGCCAGCGTATCGCCTTTGCCGGGATACCACTCTTTTATCCAACGTCCATCGGTGTCATCCAGTGTAATGGCGATGGTATCTGACTCGTTTTTGATGCTGTCGTGGTAACTGATGCTGGTGACATAGGGCGTGATGTCATAAGTGATATCTTTATGCCCATACCAAAGGGTAAAAATGGGCGCGAGTGTGGCAAAGACGCCACCAGATACGCTTATCTCAGCCATGGTGGTATCTCCGATAAGGTTTTGTTGACGGAAATGACCGGAATAATGAGTTGAATACCGGAAGGCAGTACCGGGTAAATGGCGACATGTGGATTGGCGGCGATGATGCGTTCATAAGCCAGCGCATCGCCGTAGTAATACCATGCCAGATTATCCCAGCGTTCGCCGTCGGTGGTGATATGTTCAAGGTATCGCATCACCAGCTCCTCGTAATGGTCGCGGCAGCAAGCTGGCTCACTGCGGGAGTGGTTTGTTGTACCGTTGTTCGTGCCTGCTCAACCAACGTTGCGGCTTTATCGAACGTCGCTTCGGCGATGTCGTTGGTAATGTCGTCGAAAAGCGCCTGAGCATGGTCAACCAGCGTGCTGGCGTCTTTGGCGCAGTCCCGGATACCTGGCATGTTACCCAGTAAAGCGTTAATCTGCGCCGATAACGCTTTTGGGAGTCCTGCCAGCGTTTGCAGATCCATGGGCTGTTTAAACAGGGTTTCGATGGCGTCGATAGTCTTTTTCAACGACGTAATTATCTTTTCACACTTTTCTTTTAACGCTTTGGCCTCTTTAACCAGTGCTTTCACTTTTGCCACCGTTTTTTTAATATCTTCAATGGCTTGAGTCAGCTCATCGAGCATCTCTTTGGCCTTACGCATACCTTCTTCAATGGCGTTCAATATCTGATCAAACCAGGACTCCACCATGTCTGGAAAATCGCTCGCCTTTTCGTCAATATTCGGGTCTTGGGTAGTAATTGCCGGGGGCAAGAGTGGATTTTTAGGATCACCGGTGTACTCCTGGAGCGACATTGTTCCGCTTTGAGCAATCACATTGCCCCAGGGATCGGTGTGCTGGTGGGTGGCGGTTAGCTCCGTAATCACAAACCAGCCGCGATAATCGCCATTGCCAAACACCAGAGCCATCGCTTTGTGGGCAAGCATGCCTTCACGCAGTCGATTCAGCTCTGTTGTGGGTTGGCAAAACTGGCTGTGCAAGGAAAATTCCAGTGCCAGCATATCCAGCTTATCGCCAATAAACTGCACGCCGGGTTTGCCTTCTATACGGGCATGTGTGGCGTAGTCCACGCCCATTGTGCTTTTAAAGCCGTCCCAGAATGTGACAACCTTAAATTCAATCTCTCCTAAAACGGCATACATCAGGCATACCCCCGGCGCTGTTGTTGCGCCATTACGTCGTTAATCATTCTTTCCAGTTCGCGTTTACTTATCGTCAACACGTTCTGAATGTCTTTAGTGGTGTTTTGTCCGTTACTCTGCACGGTAATTTGTGGCGAAAAATTCACCTGAACTTTTCCAGAGGAACGGGAGGGTAGCGTCGCCGGTTTGGTTACAGATTTACCAGGTAAAGAGGCCGATGCGGGTTTGGCTGCTGTATTTTTTGCCGCTGGTGTCGATGGCGACGTTGTCGTTTTACTGGATGGCGCGAGTTGTTTGCCCACAGGAGGCGTTAAAATCGCTCCGGCAACGCCTGGAACAACGGTCGTGGGGGAGATTGATGCGGTATTCGTCGTGCTTGTAACAGCCGTAGCCGATCCTTCTGTGCTAATACCCATCGTGGTTTTTAGCCAGTCCGGTAAGGCGTTTTTGACCTGATCAATAATGCCTTTCAGAGCGGGGAAAGCATTCATTATGCCGTCAACCAGACTGCCCAGAAGATTGCTGCCGAACTCGCTAAAACTTGCAGGCATCTCGATACCAAACCAATTCATCACACTGGAAAAGGCGCTGTAGAACAACTCCAGCGGCGACCAGTCGAGAATTAACCGGCAAATCCCTGCAATGCCGCCGTCAAAGGCCGTGGTGATACGTTGCCAGATGGCGGAAAAGAATCTGGAGATAGGTTCCCAGTGGCGATAGATCAGATAAGCAGCGCCCGCAATCGCGGTGATGACCAGACCAATGGGATTCATCAATAAAACTCTACCCAACCAGAAGACGGTCTGACCTGCCAGTTTCAATGCGCCAATCAGGCCACGGCCAAGCAGTTGCGTTAGCCATTTTGCGCCGTTATATAATGACTTAACCGCTGATAGCATCTTACTTGCCGCGCCTGTGAGCGTCAGACTTGCCCTGACTTTCAGGAAGATATCGACCAGACGAATAAACGGCGAGGCGATGACGTTCGCGCCCAGCTTTAAAACATTCAGTGCGCCGTTAAACAGCCAAATCGCTCCGACGATTTTCGCAATGTTTTGCACCAGCGCCGGGTGTTCACGTAGCCAGGCGCTGAACTGGCGAATCACCGGAGTAAGGCTTTGCGCCAACTCGCCAATCAGCGGCATTAATTGCAAGCCAATGCTGAGCCATAAATCATTTAACGCCAGTTGTAACGTTTTAGTTTGTTCAATGGGCGAGGCCATCTGCACAGAAAAATCGTTGTCAATCATATTCTTACCGCTGTCTTGCATGGCGGAGGCTTTTAACTGGCGATACTCTTCCATATTCGCCAGCACAGGTGCCAGGAATTCCACTGTTTGCGCATCGCCGAACATTTCGCCCAGATTAAATTGCGTCACCATCGATTGCAGTGCGTTGCTGCGAGCAGATAAATCTTCAATTTGCATGGTGCGTTTGAAGGTGTCGAGGATCGCCGGATTCATCTTCTCAAGTTGCGTTTGCACGATATGAATCATGGCTTCGCTAACACCCATGCCGTTTTGCTGATGTTCAAGCAGAGAGCCTTGCAGATCGACGCCCTGGCTGACGAACCAGTTATCGGTTTTTTTCGAAAAGATGGTTTGCAGAAAGTGGTCGAAATTCTCCGCCGCCACACTGGCGCTGGCACCATTTTTCATTGCGATCTGCATTGTGGCGGTCAGTTCAGCCATACCTTCTAAACCCTGTGCGCCAGTTTTAACTGCAAATTTGTCTATCCACTGCGCTTGCCCGGCAACGGTAGGCCCACCGTTTTTGCTAATGCCGTACATCATGTTTTGCGCGGCGTGGAAATTTTCTGGCGCAATATTCAGTCGATCATGAGTCGCGAGCGCGGCATTCGCCCATGTTTCAGCACTTTCGCGCGTGGTGGTGGCTGCTTTGGCGATCTCCGGCATATAACGGTTGAGATCCTGCATCGACGACAAATTACCTTCGATTAGCACCTGGGCTGCGTTCTGTAAGGTGGTCTGCTGCTGGTTAAAATCCATACTCCAGTCGCGCAGATTAAGGCTGAGTGTCTCGCGGGTTGTATCATTCATCCCACCTTTGGTCGCCAAATTGACCATGTTGTCCTGAAACTCATACGGCAACTTCCAGTCAGGGACTTCAACATTGAATACTTTGCTAAATTGCCCGGCAAATGTTTGGGTTTTCTCCATCAGATCAGCGCGGTTTCGGCTATTTTCCTCCAGGCGGAGAGCGGAATCGGCAAGTTGCTGCGTTAGTTTGATTACTGCCGCTTGCTGAGAAGAGAGTGCTAACAATGTTCTGGCGTTGAGTGAGCCGTAACGGGCTATTGCCTGCGTCAACGTCTCATTACGCGTCTGAAGCTGGGTAATAATATCGTTGGCCAAAATTGTTTCTCTTATAGATTGGTGATGGCCCGCTGGTTAGTTTTCTGAAAAATGGGCTGGGAAGAAATAAACCTGGCGAGCTTTGAAGAACTCGCAGACATCAGGTCTGCGAGTCATATTCGATTTTTATTTGAGCGCTGGCTTCATCCAGCCAGTGACTAAAGTCATCTATCGTGAGCGAGTCAATCTCACTGGGTGGAAAGCGAAACCATCTCGCCAGTAGCGCCATTGCCTGCCATAGCAAGGGGGGATTCTGTAGCCACGGTAAGCATGGATTGAAATCGTTTCTGCAACGCCTGGTAATCCAGCAAATCCATTTCAGCTAAATCTTCTGGTACCAGCCCGGTCATCGCTGCCATTAGCGGTTCATCCCATTCTTCCGGCTTTTCGCTGACCCGGCGTGCATTACGCATATCTTTGACTTTCAGGCGACGTAATTGTAGCGTGTCGATATTATTTCCTGCTGCCGACGTAAAGGGAAACTGTAAGATATAATGCTCTTTCATTTTGTATCCTTATTTATTTTTCGGAGTTCGGGGCCGTAGCCCCGAATAACTTAGCCACCGATGTTATTGCGATAGGTACTTAATTGATCCACGCCGTTAACGCGGAAAATATTCGCCATATAATCCAGTTCAAGCAGCGTTTCACCATCGACTACTTGTTTAATATAAGTGCAGCCAAAGGCGCTGCTGAATTCCGGGTTTTCATTCTGTTTAAATGTGCCCAGTGGATTTTTTTTAAACATCACGGTTAAATGTGTGACTAACGCTAATTGATTCGCTTTCCCCTGAGAGTTATAACAATCGATACTGGAGCGACACTGTAATGCTACAGCCTGCCACGGGTTTGCCGTTTTACGCATTACGTCCTGGTAAAAGGAGTTCCATTTAATTTCCCCCTCCAGTTTATCGAAACCAGCCGGGAGTTCTATTTTACCCACCATGCCCAGTGCTTTATGTTCCTGCATAATTAAACTGACATCTGGCAATTTAATTTCTGTTGCACGGCCTAAAAGATTATTACCATCGAGATAAATATTGGCGTTGGTAATACGGTTAATTTGAATTTTTCCAGCCATTAGCGATTGCTCTCCAGAGAGACTAAATATTCAGAGGTAATTTCAGTTTCAAACGTCAGACGTTCCAGCGGCGGCGGTGGGGTAAATTTATAGCTGAGCAATAAATGCCCGGCACTGAGTTCAGCCGGTGAATTTCGCGCCGGATCGTACCAGCACTCAAAGCCAAGCAGTGCGCCGTCGGCAATCAGTTTTCGGCCCCAGGTATTTACCGATTCGGTCAGCGCGTCAATCAGTGCCTGATTGATCGGCATATCAATATACTGTTGACTGAAATAACGGATTGACTCATTAATTACATCGCCTGTCCGGCGAACGTTTTCAAAGTTACGCATATGAGTCACGGTTGGCCATGCCGCTGTGCGGTTGCCCCACAGGCGCAGACCAGAACCATAACTATTGAAAATAGTGGTAATACCGTTTTCGTTGAGCTGATTCACTTCGCTTTGTGGATCATCAATCATTGCGGAAAGCGAACGTTCGATACCGGTAATACCCTGAATTTCCTGGTTTGAGTTGCTCCACCAGAAACCTTTTTCGAGGTCTACTTTGGCACGTAGCCCGGCAGCGCGCGAAGAGAGAGGTTCAAGAATTTCCTGGTTAGTGATGCCATCGTAAACTTTGACGTGTGGGTAGCATAAACGTGCACGATCAGAGCTGGTATTGAAGTTGATTGCGCCTTGCGAACCGCGTCCAGCCAATACCTGCTGGAATGTAGTCCCAATTGGGGCATCAATGTAGGTAATCGCACCGAGTTTTTCCGCTTGTGCAATCAGCTCGGTAGTCACTGATTTTTGCGTACAAAAAACGGGTGCCAGCAGAATTTTGGCGTAGAAACCATACAAGTTATAAGTGTCCTGAAGGAGCCTCATCCCCGTGCGATCGCCTGCGGTATTAACGGCCCCGATAATATCGGCTGCGGTGACCTTTGTAGGGTCAACATAGGTATAAGTCGCGTAAACCTTTGCTCCTGCCGCAATTTCAGTTCCTGTACGGGTAATAACGCCGTCAGCGGCATTAACGCTGTATGATGTATTTTTGTATGTAGTGGAACTGATACTTGCTCTTAGCGTTACCGAACTTACCCCCGGATGAGTTAATTTAGCTTTATCGTCACTATTGAACGTAATGGTTTCATTGGTAATGTGTAGTCCATGTTTTACTGGATCCAGCACATTAATTACCACCACTGTACCGGCACCGTGATCATAAATCGCCTTCAGCGCCTGCGGGATCGTAAAGTTAGCCTGAGTCGATCCAAACTGTGCCGCGTCACTTTCAGAAAGGCACAGCGTCGGTTGGTTTACCGGGCCACAGGGAGCGGTACCGATTAAAGCGATTACAGCAGATTTTACTGCTTTTACCGGACGCGGGCCGGTTTCAATTTCAATGGTTTCTACACCGTGCAGATAATTAGCTGCCATGTACAATTTCCTCTACGTTATTTTGTTCTTCCTGGGGAATGATGAGAATCAAGTGATTTCGGGCAATCATGGTCATAACCCACTCATTGTCTTCTGGCAGATCAATTTCACTGTTCGGCCATAATAAGATTTCTTGACCGTCGGCAAGGGTGACGCCGCTTGCCGGACCGTTGTAGATATATTTCATTCAGTTTCCTCGTAATTAACTTCAGTAAGCAGGGGAAGATCCGTGCTGTCCTGTTCAGCGATAAACAGCGAGCTGGTCGCCATTTCCAGGATGTAGCGGCAGAAACCGTCGCTCTCACCCGTATTAATTTCTTTTTCAAGCCAAATAAGATGATCGCAATCAGGAGGCTGAAGGCCTCCCAATGCGCTGCGTATGTGATCAAGTGCGTTTAACGCATCACAATTTTTGCCAACAATAACGGTGGCGGTTAAGCGGAGTATTTGCTGTTGTACAATGGCATCACTACTTTCGGGCGTGGTGAAGACAGAACCGCTATAATTAATAATCACCGTAATCTGTTGTGTCTGTGGAATATATTTTTGGGCATCCGTAGATGAAATGAATATGTCCATTTCAGGATGCCGATCACGTAATCTGACCACGACATAATTCATTACAGATAAAATTTTCATATGAGGTGTACCTTAATTACCGCTCACTTCGTTATCGTTGAAATGTATTCTGAAGCAGTGAGAGTGAAGAATCTTTTAATGTGATTTAGAGAAAAAATTGAATGGTTATAAAAAATCCCCACACTTACGTAAAGGTGGGGATGTATTTAATAACTGCCACGTTGTAATAACTCTATTTTGCTATATAAGGCATCCAGCTTTGCTTCTAATACTGCTTGTCCACGAAGATAATCCTCTCTGCGGACATAATACAGTGGAAGTTCGGCACGAAATTCGAGAAATTCTCTTTCCAGTTTCGACCAGCTTGTTTCTGATTCCCTGCGGGCATTTTCCAGGGACTCAAAACGCTCATTAAGTCTTTTTTCAATTTGCGCTAACAGCAATTTTCCGGCAGCAAACATTAATCCAACGAATGAAAGCATAAAGGAGATCACTTCCCAAAAATCGATACTGAGTTTCATCGGCCCCTCTGATTAGTGAAGACAGCTTGCCTGTCCCCAGAGTAAGTAGCGGGCGGCGTGTTGATAGAGAATCATCTTCGGATAGTGACGATTTTCTCGCCAGTTTGCGGCGCTGCGCCCGGCGTTGACTTGCTCAACATGACCAAACCAGATGGCGGCATTTAACCCTTTTGTTGTCGCCAGTTTTTTATCCCGGTTAATCCAACCCTGACCACCGTTATAGGCGCTTAGAGTAAACGCCATACGTTGACAATCATTTTTTGCAGAGATGTTGTTCCATAAATGCTGGTCGTACTGTACCAACGCCCGGATTGCCCAGGTTGGGTTATACGGTTTGTTTTCATGTAGCTGTGGATACAGTTGGCTTATCCATGTCGCTGTGGCAGGCATAAATTGCGCCATACCTTGTGCGCCAACGGGGGAACGTACCATTGGCTGCCAGGCGGACTCCTGGTGTAATTGCCCGGCAAAGTCAGCCACCGGAGCGTTCAGTCCCCAGACTTCTCGGGCGGTACGAATCAATTCATTTCTCCATGCCAGAGAGGCTTGTGGTGGTTCAGACGCGTTAAGCGGGAAAAGAACGAAAATAATCATAGGCGCGATATATTTTAGCCACATCACTATAGCCCTAACGCGACGGAAAGGCAGACTGCAGCCACGATGATGGCGCGACGAATCATTGCCGCTGCGTAGCAACGCGGTTCCTTCCTGGGGCAAAAAAAGTCAGGCCGTGCCCAGGGGAACAAACTACGATCGAGCCAGTATCCCAGCACTGCGGAAAGTGAAACCAGGCTTAGTTTATAAATGACGACCGGAATTTGTGCTGAAGATGTCCAGCCGATCAATGCAATCAGAGCAATGGCTGCAGCCAGCCAACCGGAAAGACGGGGAAAAGTGATTTTTTTCATACGATATCTCCTGATAAGTGAGATACCAGTGTCTGCTTATCTCTTTGCTGAAGAATGAAAAAAGCTTTAATAAATAACTTTAAAAAATGTGTTCTCTTCGAATTAACATGTTCGCCAATTAATCTCCCAACTCAAAATAGAGAACTAAGGATAAAATGGCTGCCAGTTAGATAAATCCTGCGTTATGTGTAATGAAGGGGATGACATATTGCAATCATGGTCGTTACTTATTTGATTTTTAAAGTTTGTTTAAAAAAATCCTCGACTGTGAGGGAAACGAGCTTTTTGAAAAGTAGGCGATAAAAATGATAAATAGTACTGTATATGTATACAGTATCGTGTAAAATGGCACTCCTGTTGATAAGACATGTAATGAAAATAATATATTTGTTTTGTGAATTTATAATTCGTTTTAATTTTTATTGCATATACATTGTGATTATTTATTTGCGTGTTGAATGTATTGAAAAGCAGTAATTGCACCAACTTAGCGGATATCCGTGGTGTAACTCACATCAGAGTCCATACAGGGTGCAAGATATATGGAGATGAAAAATGATACAAAAAGCAAAAGAGATGACCCGGACACCGGAGATCATTAACGATTTGGCGTTTCATGCTTCGCAAGTTCTGATTGAGAGCATCAATCTGGATAGCTCATCTGCGGAAAATGTTGGCTATGCCATTGCCGATCGCATGATGCGAAACTGGGGCGGACAAAGCATTTATTTTCCAAAAGGAATCGCCAGGCGAGCCTCGGAGCGGGACTATCAAATCTATAGCGAGTGCGATGGGCGCAACTACGCCGAATTAGCGAAGAAATATAATCTGACGCTGCAATGGATTTATAAGATAGTAAAACGCGTGCATACAGAAAAGCAGCAACAGCGCCGTATGCAGTAG